TTTTGAATATGATGAATCATTTCATGAGCAAATGATCTTACAATGTCTTTAGGATGTCTACCTTCAGTATATAGTACTATAGATTGGTTATTTGGATCATAATAAGCAGTCTTACCTAAAAATTGTTTAGCGTTTTCAGCATCTCCATCTTTAAATATAACTTTAGGTAAAGGTTCTATATTCATACCTTTATTCAACATATGTTTAGTTAACTCTTTTATTCTTTGTTTAACATCAATATGTTGGGAGTATGAAGCATTTTCCTTTAAAGATTGTTTAGATAAATCTACTATCCAAATTTTTGGATCAATACCGTTTTTAGCTAAACCTGAAAGTCTAGTATTACCGGCAACTAAATCGTAATCTTTATCTGAAAATTTAACAGCGATTGGCATTTCTATGGTGCCATTTTGGAATGCAGTTTGAAAGCGTTGTTTTTTAGGTTCTTCTAGACTATTAAAATCTAAATTTACATTTCCTAACACTTTTTTAATAGAACTATAAGGAACAGATTTACCTTGTTTGGATATTTTTAACCATCCCTCTTTCCCCATTTCTACAAATTCTGGGTATCGGTTAGCTTCTTCCCATTCTGCATCAAAGTTTGGGTTTTTGTATGTTATTTGTTTATTTTCTTCTAATCCTAAACTAGCTAATTTAGTATAATATTTTGGATCTTCAGCTAAATGTTGTAAAGCAATTACTTTAGCTTTAGCGGGATCATCTGTATGTTCCATTTCAACTTTAATCCCCATTTTAAGTTCTTTGGGGTTAACGTCTTTTTCTTTAGCGGGGGTTTGGATTTCTTGGATTTTATCTGCTACTATATTAAATACTTCTTCTGTTTCTTCATCTGATAATTGATCAGGTACAAACTTTGAAAACTTATCAAGTGAAATTTTAGCTGCATTTCTAGCAGCAGTACCTGATACCCCACCTGCGGTTACAATGGTACGGAGTTCTAAATTAGGATATTTTGAAATTGAAGATGTTCTTGAAGTAATATCTTTAAAATCTTCTTCGTTTCCTTCTCTAGCACCTATAACCCATAATACTTCTCTAGTAGGATGATTTTTAGCATAATCATATACAGCTTTAATAGGGGGAATAGAAGTAGGTTCTATTTTAACTTTAAATGGAAGATAATTATTATATATTTCCCAAATTAATAAAGATTCATCTTGTGAAATGCCATTTCTTTCTTTATTGCCTATAAAAATAATAAATTCATCTATTTCGGGGTTTTCTTCAAGTGCTTGTTTTACAACCTCAAAATGACCAGAAGTAGGGGGTTTAAACCCACCAGCATATACTGCAGTGGTTTGTTTTTTATCTTCCTCAGGAAGAAGACCTTTTAATAATTCTTTAACTAAATTCATTTAGATAAAAATTGTTTAATTTTAGATTGTGCTTCTTCCTTGGATACAGAACTATCAATAATTTCTTTAGCCCCATTATCACTTAATAATGTTTGAACATCAGCATTTAATTCTGCTTTTTGTTTATCACTTCTAGCCTGTTGGGATGGGGTTTTAGGTTTGGTTCCTGTTGGTTTAAAGGGATCTAGATATTTTTTAATTACATCTTCTACATCCTTTAATTTTTCATCTTCTAATGTATTAGCAACAGAAACAAAATTATCACCAAATATATCTTTATAAGTAGCCCAATTTTTAGTTACATCTAACCAAGTACGCATTACAATAGCAGGGGCTAAACTTCTATCTTCACCACCTGATTTTTCAAATCTGTCTTGGTTTTGTCTTAAAGAACGTTCTAAATCTGTATAAACATAAAGCATAAATACTTCATATCCTGCTTCTTCTAACTCTTGCTTTAATTGAGTAGTTTGTTTAACAGAAGCAGCAGTTCCATCTAAAATAAATGATTGTTTGGCTTCAATTGTATCAGCTACATCTGCTTTAAAATCTTTAACAGCGGCAGCCATTGCTTTAGCTGCTTCACTTCTTTCTTCAGGTGTAGATCTTTTTAAATCTAAAGATACATTTGCTTGTTTTAAATTAGCAATATACTTATCATCTACATTCATTACTTTTAGACCACCTAAATCTAGACCACGTAAAACATATCCTTTACCTGCACCTGGGGCTCCAGCTAATATGATAGCTTTAGGGTTACCTTGAGCTTCTCTTAATATTTGTACTAAACTTATCATAATTTTGGTTTTCCCATTAGTAGTTTTTCATATTCTTTTCCTCCTATAGTACGTTTATATCTTCCATTTCCTAACCATTCAATTTCTTTTCCTCCTAATACTTTGCGTACTAATTCTTCATCTGTAACTGGTTCTACCCCTTTAGCTTTAAGTATATCTTCTATTTTACCAGATACTTCTATATAATATCCTGGTTGTTTAAGTAATTCTGCTTTGTGATTGATAATTTTGGATTTGGCTAAAGAAGAACCATCATGTCCTGTTGCTACAAATTTTTTACCTCCTGTTTTTGCTTTAGATACATTAACTGCATCAATATCAGGATCATTGTCTAAATTTATAACTTCATATTCAGAAGCACCTTCGGCTCCACTTATATCACCTGAAGATTTATAGTTAGGGTGTCCTCCAATTTGAGCATAAGCGTTTGAAATCAGATTAAAGATTTCATCTTCATAATCTTTTAATTCAGAGGATGGAATAGGAATCCACTTATTTTTAGGTAAGTCAGATTCCTTTAAAAGGTCTAGAAGTTTAATCATTTAAAAGTATTTGTTATAAATATCGACAAATATATCAAGTGGTGTTTGATGGCCCATTTTTTCAATCATTTCTACTCTTTCTGTTCCATCCAACATTGCTTTTGTAGTGATAGGATCAATAATCTTATCTTCTTCACCCAAAACCACTATTTTGTCAGCATAATTATAACCATACTTAATGTCAGGATCTATTTTTAATGAACGAGAATGAAGTGCAGGATTAAATAATAATGCAGTACATCTTTTATGTGAAGCAATAATATCTGCTAAATACCCTCCCATACTTGAACCTATAATTAAAGTATCTTCATCTACTTGAAATAATAAATCATAAAAGTCATTATAAGTAAAGTTTTTATAATCAATAGAAGGGGCATAAACAAACCCTTGTGTAGCTAAGAAATCAACCTTAGGACCCCCTTGCTTACTTTCTAACCCATGTAAATAAATTATTTCTTTTTTTACCATCCTCTTTCTCCTCTTTGAACATAAGCATCATGTCTTGCTTGAACTTGAGCTTCAATATCCCAAGCTTCATCAGCAGTAACACAAATCTCTTCTCCACCACGAAGAATAATTGCGCACTCATCTCCAGTTAAACCACATGTAAAAAATCTAAGAACTTGATCGAACATAACCTTTATTTTTAATTCGTAACTCATTTACTTTGTAAATATACGAAAGTTACCCTAGATAGCCAAATTTTTATACAGTTCTCTTTACTGAGGTTTGGAAGGAAGTTGTAGCTGGTTTATGTTTTGGGTTTTCTAAATCAAATAATTTTTTAACTGAGTCAAAAATTTCTAGATTGTCTTCTTGAGTTCTAGGGGATTCATGGATCTCCCAGTTTTTGCCCTTTAAACGTTTACCCGTTTTATCTTCACCCCTAGATTTGGATTTTAGCCATAATACTCCTATTCTATCTACTTTCTTACCAAAACATTCCTCATAACATTTAGCATATATAGCACCTTGTAAATCATAAACTGTTTGTAAATGATTTGAAGTTTTAAAATCAATAACCCATAATTGACCATCAATTTCACAAATACAATCTACAGTACCTGCTACTTTTAATTCGTCTGAGAATAGGTGGGTTTCAGTTTCAACTAAAGTAGGTTTATAAGTTTCCCAAAAATCAACAAAACGTAAAAACATTTTCCAAACATCAGGGTTCATTTTAGGATTTCCGTATTCATTTAGAAAATTCATTTCATTCCCTTCGAAATATTCTTCTATTAATTCATGTACCGCAGTACCTTCTTCAGCACTTTTTTTAACAATCCAATCTGCACTATATCCTACTTTTTTAAGCCAATCTTCAAAATGTTTACCTTTTGGGTAAGAATTTAAAACATAAGTTACAGAGGGATAGTATTCTCCATTACGTCTATAATAACGTGAATCTGGTAAAGTGATTTGTTTGTGATCATCAGAAATTTCTAAAATACGATCATATGATTTTTTTATCATAAGGCTAATTTTCTTTCCATTAAGTCATAATAAGTTAATGGAACAGTATTTTGAATTAATTTGGTGAAATTCTTAAAACCCATTTCACTTGGATCCTTATCTTGCAGGTCTACAAGATAGACTTCTTTACCTTCTGCTAATAACATTTCACAAAATCGTAAAGCTTGTTTCATAGCATCCTTATCTAATGCTATATAAATTTTATCTACTAGTGAAGTAACTATTTTTTTCATTAAGCTACTTTGTATATTTTTTCCTAATAAGGGGATAGCATTACGTTTAATAGCAATAGCATCAAATAGCCCTTCACATAAAACAATAGGAATATTCCAATTAATTAAATGTTCATTAGGAATTATATCCCTTGAGGCTGAAGGGTTTCTATATTTTATGTAAGGGTCAGGTTCAAAAGAACGAGCTGTAAAGTAATTTAATTGGCCATCTTCATTATAAGTAGGAATTATAACCATATTAGCATATAGTCCATCTTTACAATAACCTATATTATACTTTAAAATATCGTATTTAATAATATGTCTTTTTTTTAAGTATGCCAGTGCGTGTCTTGCAGTGATATCATTTAAATTACCGGTAGATAGGCTAATATATTCATCGGGTAATGAAACAGTTGATATAACTTGAGTTTCTTTAATTGATTTTGAAGTCTTAACTAATGATTTTAATTCACTAAACTTACTTGTTTCTACTTTAAGTTGTTTAAATAAATTATATATAGTAGTTCCTCTAATATCACAGGCCCAACAGTGCCAAGGATTTTTACCTTCTCTGTTTTCTGTTAAATTTACCTCTAATTTTGGTTTATGGTGATGACAGAAAGGGCAATGATAAGCATAATTATTTCTAGCAGTAGGTTTACCTGAACCTAATACAGAATTTACTAATGTAACTAATAATTGGTTTACCATAAATGGTAATATATGAAACTATTTTGCCTCTTTCAAATAGTCTTCGAAATCAACATCTTCTAAATCTCTAGTAAAAAATTTTCCTAAAATATTATCATTAAAAAACTCATCTGGTTTTTCTAATACTTGGTATATCATTTGATACTTTACTTCAAAGTAGGTTAATGATTTTTTATTAGGACATACTTTTAAAATCATACGTTCAAATTCATCTTTTTTACCTTCTGATAAAAGTGTTTTTATATCTTTTTGGGAACCATAATAATTCAACCAATCAGATTCTTTAACAGCTAGTTTGTAAGCAGGACGACGTCCAACTACACCTTGTAATTGTTCTAATTCTCTTTTTCCAATTTTTACTTTACGTGTATGATATAAGACTTTTTTCCCAATATAAGATTTTCCAGAGGGTTTGTGAGTAACAATGTAAACAAAACCAAATGTATTTTCTGGAAATTGAGTAATGTCCCCTATTTTTTTAGTTTTATAGGTCCAACTCATAATTTTAGATTTAATATAAATATTAGTTTTCTCTTCGCTCCTCAGGCTTATAGTATTTAATCCTATCGTGCCATATAGGAGAAGCAAGTAAAACTGCGGCTTTTATGTTACCTTTTTTCTGTTCTTGGAAACAATAAGACATCCAAGTTTGTTCATAAGGAAATTCCCATTTAATATCTATAAACATTTTTTGATTACCTTTTCTGCTCATTATCATAGGCCAGTTAGTATAAGTTACTTCACCATCAATATAAGCTACTTCGTCTTCTGAGTTTATAAAATTAAATTGAGTTCGTGGGGCATTTGGGTCAGCCCCAGTAGCAGGAAGAATATGGTAATCAGGCCAAAAGTTTTCTCTAACTTCTTGGGGAACATTATACCAACTTGTTTGAATATTATTATCCCAATAAACTTCAGTAAAAGATAATTTTAAGAAATCAAAATCTTCTTTGATTATAATTTTATGTAAAATATGGTAAAGATTAGGAATATATTTTCTTAAACCATTTCTACAAAAGTTTCCTTTTTCTTCATCAGAATTAGATGTCATATCATCTTCAAAGAAATAATAATAATCAGCACC